GTGATGTGCGGGGTGTAGGGCTTGTTCGCTGCGAAGCCTTGAAGGGGGATGCCTGCGATAGTGAGGGCTTCTACGAGGTCGGCGCGAAGCTCGGCCAGCCCGGGGATGTCTACACCCACCCAGAAGGGGTCGGTCTCCTGCCCGTTGCTGAACCGTCCGACGCCGCCGATGTGCCCCTCCAGTTCGCGGTGCCGCTGGGCGACCTCGCTGGTGACGCCGATGAGGGTGCGCTGCTGCTCGGTTGTGAGGTCCGCTGCTTCGCCAAGGTAGGCGAGGGTGACGTGGAGGTCTTCCGCTGGCTCGCCCCCGGGGAATGCGATGGCGCTGGCTTCCCACTCGTCGAGGAACCAGCCTACGATGACGCCGCTCGGTTCGGTGACTGTGATGTCGTAGCTGCCGTCTTCGGTCATGGCGGCTGCGATCTGCACAACGTCCACCCCGGCGTTCTCCAGTTCGGCCACGCCCCGCAGGAAGCCTTCAACGAAGGGGCTGCTGAGGCTCTTGGCGAGTTTCTTGGCTGCCTCGATGGGCAGGATGGCGGTGCGGTTCATTTCTTTCCTCTCCGATTGGCGCGAGCCTTGTCTGTGCGTGCTGCGGCGTAGCCTGCCGCCCACTCGATGCATTCCTTTTGGGCGCCTTCCCATGGGTAGGGGTTGGCTGTGAAAGGGCGCCCCTTGGTGTAGGCGGTGTACCCTTCCCGGTTCTCTGCGGTGTACCCGTTAGAAGGCTGAGCGGTCACGGGAAACTCCTAGTCTGCCCTCGAAGCCTTCGGCGCGAAGGGTGTCGAGGTAGTGGCGGTCTCGGGGGCGTTTCAGGGCGCCGTAGCGGAAGCTCCCCTTGTTGTGTCGTCCGTTGTCTTCCCACCATGCGATGAGTTCCTCGGAGGCGTACTTGCGTGCCCGGGTGGCGCTGCCGGTGAAGAGGCTCTCGCTATTGATGCCTTGGGCTTTGCCGAGGTCGTTCAGGAAGACACCGTTGAGGTCGTTTAGGGCCTTGCTGTACTGGACCTGCACATAGGCGAAGAAGTCCTCTGCGACGCGCTCGTCCGGGGTGAGGTTCCGGGCGGCGCTGCGGCTGGGGCTGATCGCCGGGGTGGTGACGAACTCTTCGGGGATGGTGCCCCAGTCGTTCGCTGCTTCCCGGGCGGCTGCTTCCCGGGCCTCCTCTGCCGCGTCGAACGCTGCGTTCCTTGCCCGGATGGCGTCGCGTTCGTCGATGATGTCCAGAACCTTGTCCATCGCCTCGGGGTCGCTGTCTGCGTACTTGACGATGAGGTCATTCAGTTCGTCGTCGGTGAGGTCGGCGGTGGACTGGAGGGTTAGGCTGTCGGCGACCGTCTTGGGGGGAGGGGGCGCGAGGGGGCGGTCCACGATTTCTGCCTCGACGACCTTGTGGCGCCTGCCGTCCGGGGCTGTCTTCCACCCGACCTTTGTGATGAGGAGGTCGGTGCCGGGTGGGAGGAGAATCTCGGACTCGCGAGCGAGAACGTTCCGGGGTTCTCGGTATTCCAGTGGGATGCGGCTCTGGTCCGGCATGGTGGCGACGTTGATGGAGAGGCCCTTATGCCGGGCGCCTGCCCTAATCTCGAAGAGGATGTCGTCTTCGCCTGCGAACAGTTCCGCGCTGCGGCGACTGAGGCCGGTGGACATGAATGCTGGCTCGGTGATTGTCTTGCCGACGAGGCTCTCTGCGTCGGGTAGGAAGTTCTTGCTCATGCCCCGGTAGAGGGTGACGGGCCTGCCGAACTCGGGCTGCTTCTCGATGAAGCGGGTGAGGTCGTCCACCTGCTCCTGTAGGTGCTCGTTTACGCTGCCCGCTCGGAGGGCGCCGTTGTAGCGTGCGCCTCCACGGTAGAGGTTCGCCGCCCGCTGCTCGGCCTCGGTTCCATCGACGGCGTGCTCCTCGATGTGGGCTGCCATTTCCTCCGGGGTGGCAACGTCGTCCTCTGGCTGGACTGGAGGGGGTTTCGGGGGGGCCACGAACGGTTCGGGGCGGTTGGTGAGGTTCCCGATCCTGCCCGCGAGGGTGGGCTGGAACTCCGGGCGGTCCATGACGTCGGAGTCGTCCAGCCAGTCGAAGGCGTCCGGGTCTAGCTCGGCGTCGTTGTAGTCAGGCGGAAGCAGGTTGGCCGTGCAGCGGCAGGAGGGGTGGAAGGGGGGCATGGTCTTACCGTTGCTGAATGGTTCGTCCCAGCCGACGACCTCGCCGCTGATTGGGGCGCAGATGTCACAGGCGCCCGGGCCGGGGCTGAACTCTTTCCGGCTCTGCTTGCTGGCGAAGCCTTGCGCGATGGCCGCATCCCATGATGCGTACTTGCCGAGGTTGCTGGCGGTCTGAATCTCGGTGCGGGCGATGTTCTCGCCCCGGCGCTTGAGGAGGCTCTTGCGCTTCGCTTCCGCCCGGCGTGCGGCGGTGGCTTCCGCAACCTCGGGGGTCTTGCCCTCCTTGATGAGTTGGTTGTACTGGCGCTCCTCGAAGCGCACCACGGCCTGCGCCCATGCCGGGTGGAGTCCCACGGTTTGGCGGAGGCGTCGGCCTAGCTGGTCCACGGTCATGTTGCCTTGGACCGCTGAGGCGACCATCTGGCGGACGGTCTCCCGCTGGGACTCTGTGATCGAGCGGATGAGCTTGCTGCCCTGCTGTGCGGCGTAGCGGACGGTTACGTCGTCGATTACGTCGAACTTGAGGGTGCCCTTGATGTTGCCGACCTCCCCCTCGAAGGCTTCCCGGGTCGCCCGTTCGAGGGGGTCTACGACCCGCCCGACTTCCTGCGTCCACTGCGCCCACGGCATGTCCCGGAGGATGGCTGCCGGGTCCGTGGTCCGGGTCTGCCTCCATGCGGGGCTGTCGAAGTAGCGCTCTAGGACGGGCCACGACTGGTTGATGGCCGTGGCTGCCTGCCGCTCGTGGTTAGGCATTCAGCTTGTCCTCCTCCTCGGACTGCTGTGTGCCCGGCTGCGGGGCTGGGGCGGGCTGGGTGGGTGCTGGTGCCGCCTGTGCCGCTGCGAGCGCTGCAATGGCCGCTGTGGCGTCTGTGGCGTCCTGTTCCGCCTCCTTGTCGTCGCGGTATGCCTGATCGACCGGGGGCAGGTTCGCGATGTCGCGGATGTAGTCCTCAAGCTCGGGGTCTGGCTCGATGATCCCGGCGTCCACCATGTTCTTGATGTAGCCGCCCAGCGCTGCGAGGTCTTTGGTCTCGACGGAGCCGAAGACGAGCTTCGGGGTGCGTTCCACCTTGACGCCGTTGAGGCGCAGGAGGCGGGGGATGGCGTGCTGGTTGACGACCTCGGCGACGTTGGTTGCGAGGGCTTCTACGGCCATCATCCAGAGGTCGATCTTGCTGTCGCCGAGGGCTTGGCTGCCGACTCCCTCGTGCCCGAGCAGGAGGAAGTCTGCGAGGACGCTCATGGCGATCTGCTGGTTGTACCGGCTGATGATCTTGTCGGTGTCGAACGCTCGGCTGCCCCCGCTGTTGAGAAGGGTGAAGTCGATGGTCTTGTGGCCGTGCTCGTCGTAGTCGAGGGGGAAGACGACGCCCTCGGTCTGGTTGCGCTTTACGGACTGAACAATCTTGGTGACCTCGGCGAGGAGGGCCTTCTCCTCTGCGGTGGCGTTGGCCGAGAGGTACTTGGGGTCCAGCCATGCGACGGGCAGGCCTGCGAGGTCGCGTTCGATGCCGATGGCTTCGATTTCCTCGATGCGCTTCTTGAGGAACCATGGCCGGTAGGAGTTGCGGAGGAGGCTCTTGCCTTCGGGGTTGCCCTTGGCGGTGTTGGTTCGGAAGAGGAGGGCCTTCTCGATGGGGATGGTGACTTCGGGGTGCCCCTCGGTCTTCTGTGTCATCCCTGAGATTCCGCCCCGGTCATCGGACTGCCATGCGAGGAGGCTGTCCTGTGCCCGGATGGGCCATTTGCGCCAGCCGAGCTTGCCGTCGTTGTGGCGGCTGCTCTCGCCCGGGGTTGCGGCTTCGCCCCTGCGGTACTTGTAAACAATCTCGTGGTAGGACCAGCCGTACTGCATCATGGACAGGATGGAACTGATGGTGCCGTTCCAGCTGTCGCTCATGTCGTCGAGGCATTCCTGCACGAAGTCGGCTGCCTCCTCCTCTTGGGGGGTGGCTTCGGAGGGGGGTTCGATGTGCCAGTCGAGGCGGCTCGCGGTGCGCTCGAAGGCGAATAGGATGCCGCCGATGATGGGGTCGTTGGCCCCCATTTCGTTGTAGACCTTCTGGCCCCGGGCGCCTCGGAGTTTGGGGTGGAACTCTTCGCCGATCTGCCCCCCGGCGAGCTTGAGTCCTACGCTGCCTAGTTCCTGCATGTCAGGCATGCTTAGCCTCGCTTACATATGCCGATGGTGATGTCCGTTGCTGTCCTGTCCTCGAAGCCTGCCTCTTTGAGCGCGTCATGCGTTTCCTTGACCATGAGCGCCCACTGCCGTAGGGGCGTAATGGTTGGGGCATGAGAAAGGCTGGAGTCCATAGCCTTCATGCTACTGGACCCCAGCCTGTCTGCTGGCGTTCCGCCACGCCCGCCCTGCCGGGGGTTGCCTACCGGGTGTTAGTTTACCCAGTGGAGCTTGACGTAGCGTTCCGCCACGCTCACCCAGCGGTGCCGGTGGACCCGCCCCTCCGTGACTCGTGATACTTCGTTGATGAAGTCCACTGCCTCGGCGGGGTGCCCTTCCGCCATGAGCCGCTTCATAACAAGCTGGCGGTTTTGTGCTGCGGTGTTGCTGTGGCGGGGCCTGACTTCGATTTCCGGGAAGACCGGCTCCTGCTCTGCCATGCTACTTGCTCGCTGCCTTCATGGCGTCCGGGCAGAACAGCATGGCGCCTGCGAGGTATCCGCCGAACAGCTTGTTCTTGGCTTCGCCTGCGGGGGTGCCGCTGATGTCCATGGAGGAGAACATGATGGCGCTTGTCTTCTCGCCTGCTGCCGCCCGCTTGCAGATCGCATCTGCCTCGGCGACAAGCTGGTCGTCAGTCATGCCCGCCGTGGCTGGGCCGTGCTGGTCGCGGATGGTCTTGATGTAGGCGCCCTTGAACAGCGGCTTGCCGTCCGTGGTCTTTGCCACCGGGTCTGCCGGGGTGGTTGCCGGGGCTGGGGCTGCTGCGGGGGTAGCTGCCGGGGCCGGTTCTGAGGGGGCCGGGGCGGGGCTGTTGCAGCCTGCCGCGATGCCGATGAGGAGAACTGCTGCTGCTGAGCCGATGAGGATGTTGCGCTTCTTAGACATGATGGGTTTTCCTTCGCTTGTGAGTGGGTTGGTGATAAGGGGTGGGGTGTCGGCGAGGCGGTAAATCTGATCCATCCTCGCCGACGCCCCGGGTAATTCTAGAGGGGTTTAGAAGGGGGGTTCCTGACCCTGCTGCTGTCCGCCCCAGCCGCCCTGCTGCTGGCCCCCGGCGTTGGTCACGCCCGGGGTTGCCCACGGGTCTTCGGCGACTGCTGCCTGACCGCCCCAGCCGCCCTGTGCGGGCTGCTGTGCGGCCTGCGGCTGTCCGCCCCAGCCCTGCTGCTGCTGGCCCTGCGGGGCGCCCTGCTGGCCGTTCCAGCCGCCCTGCTGCTGGCCTCCACCGAAGCCTCCTCCGCCCTGCTGCTGCCCGCCCCTTGCTGAGCGTGCGACCTTGGCCGTGGCGTAGCGGAGCGAGGGGCCAATCTCCTGAACCTCAAGCTCGACGACGGTGCGCTTCTCGCCCTCTTTGGTCTCGTAGGAGCGCTGCTTGAGGAAGCCGGATGCGATAACGCGCATGCCCTTCTGGATGGACTCTGCTACGTTCTCCGCTGCTTCCCGCCAGATGCCTGCTCGGAGGAAGAGGGTCTCGCCGTCCTTCCATTCGTTGCTCTGCCGGTCGAAGGTGCGGGGGGTGCTGGCGATGGTGAAGTTGGCTACGGCGTCGCCGCCCGGGGTGAACCGAAGCTCGGGGTCGCTGGTGATGTTGCCGATTACGGTGATAAGGGTCTCGCCGCTCATTTACTCTTTTCCTTCGTATTCTTCTGAGAGAAGCTCGATGCTTTCCTCGACTTGGCCAAGCTCCCACGTCAGGAGTGCGAACTTGGCTTGCATGGCCTTTACCCGGCTTGCAAGGTCTTTGGTGCTCTTACGGTTCCGCAGAGCGCTGATGAGTTGGTTTGCCGCCATCCGGTAAAGGATGGCGAGGGGGTCGTTGATGTGGAGGGAGTCGGCCTGCCGGTGGAACTGGTCGATGGCCTCCGTGAGGGCAACCTCCTCGGGGGTGAGGAGTTTTGCTGCCTTGGTCTGCGAGACGGGGCGGCGCTGCTGGGGGCGGTTGCCGTTGCTGGCGGGGGTGATGGTCTTGGGTTGGCGTGGTTCGGGCTTGACCTCGGGGAGGTCCGCGTCGATGTCCACAACCTTAGCGCGGCGGGTCATACCTTTCCCTCCCACCGCTGCTTCGCCTCAGCCATGGAGGGGTATCGGGCGGTGTTGTCCGGGAACTGCTTGACGGCTTTGCCGCCCTGCCGAATCCAGTGCTCGTAGGTTGAGACGTACTCGACGTGGCCGTTGCTCTTGCCGCCGAACTTCCCGAACACGACTTCTTCGACGTGGTGGATGCTGCCGCCGAAGAGGCGGACACGGACCAGCCAGACCTGCCGGTGGTGTTGGCGCATGATGCGGCTGCGATCTTCGACGGTGTAGTAGCCTTCCGGGGCGCCCCATCGGGCTGCCCTCTCGTCCATTGCCCGCTGGACGGCTGCCCGGGTGAAGCTGGTCGTACCGCGCTTGCCCGAGGCGGGCTTGAACACTTCAAAGTTGCCTTGCTCTACTGGTGTCATCATTTCGAGACTTTCTATGGAGTTACGGTGCGGAAGGTTTGGGGGCGGTCGCCGCCCCCGGGGGTGTTGCTAGATGGTGGGGAGGCTGTCGGCGTCGCCTTCGATGCCCTCCTCGACGGTCTCGTGGAAGACGATCTTCACGAGGCGCCCGGGGGTGCCGACAGGGGCGTTCCAGAAGCTTGTGCGGAATGAGCGGCGATCCCGCTTCACGCTCCACCCGTCCTTGAGAAGCTGGCGGGTGAGGTCTTCGAGAGTGATGCTCGGGTCATCCACTGAGGATGCGAACTGTTCGTCTTTGAGCGTCTCGATGAGGTTGATGCGGGTCATTGTCTTACCTTCCCCTCTAGGGCGTCGCCCCCGGTGGGCGACTTCATCAACCATAACCTAACGGGGGTTGGGTTGTCTAGACGGACCACGGGTTAGCCTGCGAGAGGTTCACCGGGAGGGCTGTCGTCTTCTTCTTCACCGGAGGCTCGAAGACCGCTAGGAGGCAGGCCTCCGCTTGGTCAGGGCTGCCGATGCCCCTCGCCTTCATATCGGACTTCTTCTCGATCTGGATTTTGCCGCTGCTGCTGGTCTGGTACATCGGGCCGTTTAGCTGCTTGAGGACGCGCATGTCGATGTCGAGGTACACGTCCTGCTCCCCCTCCGTTCCCACCTTGTTGGGCTGGATGAGTGTGCGGAGGTTCCACCACATCTCTGCTCGCTGGTTCGCGAACTTCACGCTGTCCCGGGCCTTCTCTGCGACGTTGACGCCGATGATTTCGGCGCGGAACTTCCGTTCCTTGTGCCACTCCTGCAGGATGCCGAGCACGCCCCAGCCGACGCCGATGGAGTCTATCTTGACGCGCACCGGGTCTTTGATGCCCCGGGCGTCGTGGATGGCCTCAGCCTCGCGGATGTGCTCCAGAATCTTCCCGGCCACGATCATGCTGTTTTCGTTGTCGGCGCCGCTGCTCTTGAACTTGACGCTGACCTGCGGGCC